AGAAGTATACAAAGATCCGAAGAACAAATGGGTGAAATTCGAGTATCCCAAGGAGTTGCAGAGAATTAAAAATATATTCGATTGGAGAAACTATCCGGAAAGCAGTAAAGAAAAATGGTACGATTACATAGACGAAGAGTTTAAAAGAAGGGAAGAAGGATTCTGGTTTATGAATAATGGTAAACCAACCTGGATAACGGGTACGCAGTACATGTACTTACAATGGAGTAAAATTGATGTGGGTGCTCCAGATTTTAGAGAGGCAAACAGATTATTTTATATATTCTGGGAAGCTTGTAAGGCAGACAAAAGATGTTACGGAATGTGCTACCTTAAAAATAGACGTTCTGGATTTTCTTTCATGTCATCAGCAGAAACGGTTAATTTAGCCACTCTTGCAAGTGATAGTAGATATGGAATACTATCTAAAACAGGAGCTGATGCTAAAAAAATGTTTACCGACAAAGTTGTACCTATATCAATTAACTATCCTTTCTTTTTTAAACCTGTACAAGATGGTATGGATCGCCCTAAATCCGAACTTGCTTATCGTGTACCTGCTAGTAAGTTTACAAGAAAAAAGATTACAGCTAATGAAAAGCTGGAAGACATACAGGGGTTAGACACAACTATAGATTGGAAAAACACTGGAGACAATAGTTATGATGGTGAAAAACTAAACTTACTAGTACATGATGAGAGCGGTAAATGGGAGAGACCTGATAATATTTTAAACAACTGGAGAGTTACAAAAACGTGTTTACGATTAGGTAGTAGAATTATTGGTAAATGCATGATGGGCTCAACTTCAAACGCTTTAGATAAGGGTGGAGAGAATTTTAAAAAACTATACAATGCCTCAGATGTCACGAAACGAAATAGAAATGGTCAGACAAAGTCTGGCTTATACTCTCTTTTTATCCCAATGGAATGGAACTATGAAGGATTTATTGACGAGTATGGAGTTCCAGTCTTTACTACTCCTGATATCGATAGACTCGCACCAGACGGTGAACTAATAGACGTAGGTGTAATAGATAACTGGCAAAACGAAGTAGATGGTCTAAAAGATGATCACGATGGTTTAAATGAATTTTACCGTCAATTCCCAAGAACTACAGAGCACGCGTTTAGAGATGAGGCAAAAGGAAGTATATTTAACTTAGTTAAGATATACGAGCAAATAGACTACAACGAGGAGTTGTCTAGAACGCTAGGAGTTACAACAGGTAACTTTCAATGGGTGAATGGAATCAAAGATTCCCAAGTTATATTTTACCCAGATCCAAAAGGAAGATTTAAAGTTAGTTGGGTTCCGCCTTCTGGGATACAAAACAAAATAATACTTAAAAACGGCATTAAGTATCCTGGTAATGAACACATGGGAGCCTTTGGTTGTGATAGTTACGATATATCGGGTACTGTAGACGGACAGGGATCCAAAGGGGCTTTACATGGCTTAACTAGATTTAGCATGGAAGACGCTCCAGCAAACAGTTTCTTTTTAGAATACTTATCAAGACCACCAACAGCTGAGATGTTCTTTGAGGACGTTCTAATGGCTTTAGTATTTTACGGGATGCCTATACTCGCAGAGAACAATAAACCTCGTCTCTTGTACTATTTAAGACGTAGAGGATATAGAGGGTTTAGCATGAACAGACCGGATAAGATATGGAACAAATTATCTGTAGCAGAAAAAGAAGTAGGTGGTATACCTAACTCTTCAGAAGATATCAAACAAGCCCACGCAGCTGCGATCGAGATGTATATACAAGATCATGTTGGAATGAAGCAAGATGGAACGTTTGGAGATTTGTATTTCAATGAACTACTAAACGATTGGAGTAGATTCGATATAAACAAAAGAACAAAGCATGATGCATCAATAAGTTCTGGTTTAGCTATTATGGCTAACAACAGGCACTTGTATGCGCCAAATGCAAAGATAGAAAAACCAAAATTAAATGTACACATGTCTAAGTATTCGAATACAGGTGGTATGTCTAAAATAATTAAAGAATAATATGAGGAATTTTCCAAGTCAAGTCGTTAGCGATGCAGAGAAGATAAGCTATGAGTATGGGCTTAAAGTTGCTCAAGCTATAGAGGGAGAGTGGTTTGATGAAACAAATAGTCAAAGCAGGTATACTAACGGTAAAAATAATTTTCACAATCTTAGATTATATGCTAGGGGAGAACAATCAATTCAAAAGTATAAAGATGAGTTATCTATTAACGGTGATCTATCTTATCTAAATCTAGACTGGAAACCAGTGCCAATTATCTCTAAGTTTGTAGATATTGTTGTTAACGGTATAGCTGAGAGAACTTATGATATAAAAGCGTATTCTCAAGATCCATTTGGAGTTAGTAAGCGAACTAAGTATATGGACGCTATAATGGAAGATATGAGGTCTAGGGAGATAAAAACTTTTGTTAAAGAAGAGTTTGGCATGGATCTATTTAAAAGCAACCCAACGTTGCTACCAGACTCACAAGAAGAATTAGATTTACACATGCAGCTTAATTACAAGCAGGCTGTGGAGATCGCGGAGGAGCAAGCTTTAAATGTTTTGTTTGAAGGAAATAAATATGAATTAACAAAGAAGAGGTTTTATCGTGATCTTACCGTTTTAGGTATAGGCGCAGTAAAAACCTCTTTTAATACTTCTGAGGGTGTGACTATCGATTATGTTGATCCCGCAAAATTGGTTTACTCTCATACAGATTCACCATATTTTGAAGACATTTATTATGTTGGCGAAATTAAAACAATTCCAATAAACGAGCTTATAAAACAATTTCCACACCTTACAACTGAAGATTTAGAGGAAATCCAAAAATCAAGCGGCATTAGTAATAGAAATAACAAGAGGCATAGAGAGGGTGAGGTTGACAAAAACAAAATAGATGTGCTTTACTTTAATTACAAAACCTATATGAATGAGGTTTATAAGTTGAAAGAAAGTGCTTCTGGAGCAGAGAAAGCTATTGAAAAAGACGATACCTTTGCTCCGAAAGAAAACGAGAACTTTAGTAGAGAGTCTAGAAAAATGGAGACTTTATATGAAGGCGCCTTGGTGTTAGGTACTAAAAAGCTTTTAAAGTGGGAGATGGCAAAAAACATGATGCGTCCTAAAAGTGATTTCACTAAAGTTAAAATGAATTATTCTATCGTTGCCCCTAGGATGTACGAAGGCCGTATTGATTCTTTAGTAAAAAGAATTACTGGTTTTGCTGATATGATTCAGTTAACACATTTAAAGCTGCAGCAGGTGATGTCGAGAATGACACCTGATGGTGTTTACTTAGATGCTGATGGTTTGGCTGAAATTGATTTAGGTAATGGAACAAACTACAATCCTCAAGAAGCTTTAAACATGTACTTTCAAACGGGATCTGTTATTGGAAGAAGCTTTACAAGCGAGGGAGATATGAATCCGGGCAAAATCCCTATTCAAGAAATAACATCAGGTTCTGGTGGGAATAAAATGCAAGCACTTATAGGTAACTATAACTACTACCTACAAATGATTAGAGACGTAACAGGATTAAACGAAGCTAGAGATGCTGCTAATCCAGATCCAAAATCATTAGTGGGAGTTCAGAAAATGGCAGCTGCAAATTCAAACACAGCAACTAGACACATATTACAAGGCGGATTGTTTTTAACAAGTGAAGTAGCAGAGTGTTTATCACTTAGAATATCTGATATTGTAGAATATTCCCCAACTAAAGACGCTTTTGTTCAAGCGATAGGGGCTCATAACGTAGCCACTTTAACAGAGTTGGCGGACTTGCATTTATATGACTTTGGAATATTTTTAGAGTTAACACCTGATGAGGAGGAGAAAGCCATGTTAGAAAACAATATTCAAGTAGCATTAAGTCAACAAAACATAGAGCTAGAAGACGCTATAGATCTTAGAGAAATAAAGAATATTAAACTAGCCAATCAACTTCTTAAGATACGTAGAAAGAAGAAAATAGAGAGAGATCAAAGAATGCAGCAAGAAAACATGCAGTCTCAGGCTCAAGCTAACATACAGCAACAGCAAGCATCTGCTGAACTTGAAATGCAAAAACAACAACAAGCGGCTCAAACAGCTATATCTATAGAAGAAGCAAAATCAAGGTTTGAGATTGATAAGTTAAACCAAGAAGCACAAGTGAAAATGCAGTTGATGGAACAGGAGTTCCAGTACAACATGCAGCTTAAAGGCGTTGAGACTGATCAAAGATCTCAAGGCGAAAAAGAAAAAGAAGATCGTAAAGACAACAGAACAAAGATTCAAGCAACACAACAATCCGAAATGATTGAACAAAGAAAAGGAGTTACAGGACCTAAGAATTTTGAATCTTCAGGTAACGACGTATTAGGAGGCCTTGATATGTCACAGTTTGGTCCTAGATAAATTTATTAACTATTATTATATTATATTATGGCAAAAAAAGAAGAGCCAATCGCTGATAGCGAGACTGGCAAAATTAAAGTAAAAGCAAAAGAAGCGAAACAACCAGATGGTAACGAAACAAAAGGAAACGTTACAAAGGTTAAAGCTAAAATGAAGAAACAACCAGAGGATTTAAGTGAACAAACTATTACAAAAGTTGACTTAAGCAAACCAGTTGAAGAACCTGTTGAAAAAACAGAAGAACCAACAGCAGTTGTTGAAGAGGTTGTGGAAGAGGTTGTTGAAAAACCTGTGGAAGAAACTACAGAAACACCTGTTGTTGAAGAAATAACAAATGAAGTTCAAGAAGAGGTAGAAGAGGTAGCAGAAGTAGTAGAACAAGCTATTGCACAATCAGAGCAAACTGGACAAGAGTTACCAGAAGACATTCAAAAGTTAATGTTCTTCATGGAAGAAACTGGTGGTGATTTAACTGACTACGTTACTCTTAACCAAGATTTTTCAGAACTAGATAATCATACTTTACTAACAGAATACTATAAGTCTACTAAACCACATTTATCACAAGAGGAAATTGAATTTGTTATGGATGACACTTTCTCTTACGATGAAGATGTGGATGAGGATAGAGAGATAAAAAGAAAAAAATTAGCTATGAAGGAGCAAGTTGCTCAAGCAAAGCTACACTTGGAAAGTGTAAAATCCAAATACTACGAAGACATCAAAAGCGGATCGAAACTTACAAAAGAGCAACAGGAAGCAATTGAATACTTCAACAAACAAAACGAGGAATCGGAGAAAAACCGTGAGATCTACAACCGACAAAAAGACGCGTTTGAAAGTAAAACCAACAATCTATTCGATGATAAATTCAAAGGTTTTGAATATAATATTGGAGAGAAAAAGTTTAGGTTTAACGTAAAAGACGGGGCTAAGGTTAAAGAAACTCAAAGCGACATTAACAACTTTATCAAAAAGTTTTTGACTAAAGAAAGTACAATGAAAGATGCTGCGGGTTATCACAAGGGACTTTTTACTGCAATGAACCCAGATCAGGTTGCCAATCACTTTTATGAACAAGGTAAGGCAGATGCTTTAAAAGAAAGTATCGCTAAATCTAAAAACGTAAATATGGATCCTAGGCAAGCTTATAGTGAGAACATAAACACTAGTGGATTAAAGGTTAGAGCTTTAAATAACAATGAACCTGATTTTCAGTTTAAAATTAAAAACAAAAATAAATAACAATTTAAAATTTAAAAATTATGGCAATTTCAAATCCTGGTGGTTTGTTAAATAGTACTCCTGCTCATAGACAGCAGACGCTAGCAACAAATTACTTTGACTTTACTGCGACGGCTGGACAAGGCTGGGCGCAACAATACTTACCAGATCTAATGGAAAAAGAAGCTGAGGTTTTCGGACCGAGAACTATCTCAGGTTTCTTATCACAAGTTGGAGCTGAAGAATCTATGACTGCTGATCAAGTTGTTTGGTCTGAGCAAGGTAGATTACATTTATCTTACACAATGACGCTTACTACTCAAGCTGGTGGTAGTGCAACAAACGGTGGTTTAATTACAATTAACGACCATATTGACACTAACGCAACTTACAGTGACGATCACGGTGTAAGGGTTAATGACACTATTATTTTAGCTACAGCTAACGCTGTGTTAAAAGCTTTAGTTGTTCACGTTAACGGTAATGCTTTAAGTGTCGAGCCTTACGGCGCTGCTAACTGTGCTACTCTTGGTGCTGATACTACTACTGGAACATTATTGGTTTATGGTTCTGAATTTGGAAAAGGTGAGCAATACAACAGTGCTGCTGCTGCTTCTACTGATCAGAGAGGTGCTAACGAACCACAGTTCAAATCTTACACTAACAAACCAATTATAATGAAAGATTACTACGAGGTATCAGGTTCTGATACAGCTAGAATCGGTTGGGTTGAAGTAGCTGCTGAAGATGGACAAGCTGGTTACTTATGGTACTTAAAAGCTGAAGCTGACACAAGAGCTCGTTTTAATGATTACGTTGAGATGGCTATGTTAGAAGGTGAGCTTGCTGCTCAAGCGACTGATGATGTTGCTGCGTTTATCGCTCCTGCTGCTACTGATGCTGCTGGTACTGAAGGTTTATTCGCTGCTATCGAATCAAGAGGTAATATTACTACTGGTGTAACTGGTGTTAATGCTGCAACTGATTTAGCTGAATTTGATGCTATCTTAGCTGAGTTCGATAAGCAAGGTGCTATTGAAGAAAACATGATGTTTGTGAACAGATCTACTTCGTTAGCAATGGATGACATGTTAGCTTCTATGAATTCTTATGGAGCTGGTGGTACTTCTTACGGAGTATTTGACAACTCAGAAGATATGGCATTAAACTTAGGTTTCTCTGGTTTCAGAAGAGGTTCTTATGACTTCTACAAGTCTGACATGAGATACTTAAACGATAAAGCTACAAGAGGTGGTATTAATGACGCTGCTGGTGCAAATGCTATCAGAGGGGTTATTGTTCCAGCTGGTACTTCTACAGTTTATGACCAAATGTTAGGTAAAAACTTAAAGAGACCATTCTTACACGTTAGATACAGAGCTTCACAAACTGACGATAGAAGAATGAAATCTTGGGTTACTGGTTCTGTTGGAGCTGCTACATCTGCTTTAGATGCAATGCAAATCCACATGCTAACTGAAAGATGTTTAGTTACACAAGGTGCTAACAATTTCATGTTAATGAAATAAGCACTTATTATATTAAAGACCGGGGCTTCGGCCTCGGCCTTTTATTTTATTAATTTATATTATATTATATTATGGCAAAGAAAACAAAGAAGGTTGAGGTAGAACCTCAAATTGAAACAATGGAAGAAGTAGTTACAGAGTTTTTTGAAGAAACATTTGAAGAACATGTAATTGAAGAACCAAAAGCAAGAGAAAGATTAAAACCTACAAATGAGTGGGAAATAAAAGATAGAGTTTATTATCTAAAGAGTAATAGAAAACCACTGTCTAGATCGATTAAATCAACGGGTATATATTATTTTGACGAAGAAAAAGGTTACGAAAGAGAACTCAAATACTGTCAAAACCAAAGAACACCATTTGTTGATGAGATGAAAGGTGACCAAAGATTAGAACACATTATATTTAGAGGAGGTGCACTGCATGTTCCTAAAAATAAAGTGGTATTACAAAAGTTATTATCTTTATACCACCCGAACAAAGATATTATCTACGAAGAGTACAAACCAGCGGCAATAGCAGCTGAAGAAATAGATATACTAGAAATGCAGGTTGATGCTTTAGTAGCCGCTAAAAATATCGATATAGATATGGCAGAGGCTATCATGCGTGTAGAGAAAGGATCTGAGGTATCTAAGTTAAGTTCTAAGGAGCTTAAAAGAGATTTACTTATATTTGCTCGTAACAACCCTAAACTATTCTTAGAGTTAGCGGATGACGAAAATGTAATGCTAAGAAACTTTGGTATTAGAGCGGTAGAGCAAGGTATATTAAGATTGTCTTCTGATCAAAGAAACTTTTTATGGGGCAGTAACGGTAGAAAGTTAATGGTTATACCATTTGATGAACACCCATATACCGCGTTAGCACATTGGTTTAAAACTGATGAAGGTATGGAAATCTACTCTAATATAGAGAAAAGATTAAATCAATAACAAAATAATATGGTTGCCCTTCGGGGCGACCATTTATTAAAAATTTAATTTTATGGAAGAAAAATCAAAGGGTTTAGGAGACTCAATAGAAAAATTTACAAAAGCAACCGGAATAAAGAAAGCTGTAGACGCGGCTAGCAAGCTAACTAAAAAACCTTGTGGTTGTGGCAAAAGGAAAGATACTTTGAATAGATTGTTTCCTTACAAGAGATATTCTTAAAACAAATAAACAAAAGAAATTATGGCAGTAAGTATAGATACAGTGTATCAAAGAGTTTTAACTTTGGCTAATAAAGAGCAAAGAGGTTATATAACACCTCAAGAATTTAACTTACTAGCTAACATGGCTCAGATGGAAATATTCCAACAATATTTTTACGATATAAAACAATTTAACAGCGTGGCTGGTAACATGCAGGAATTTTCAGATCCATTAACTGTTCTATATGAAAAAATTGGAGAGTTTGATGTTAATCAAGGCGACGCTTGGATGCTTATAAACATGGCTCCAGTAAATGACACTTTAACTATACCTTGGGATATTATATATAAACTTGGTACCGTTAGGGTTAATGGGGCTCAAGTAGAAATGGTTAATGGTAAAGATTTTCAAGCGGCTATGATGACGCACAAAACCGCTCCAACACCACGTAGACCAATAGGTACAACTACATCGCTTGGTCTTAGAGTAGCGGTTGGTACTGATGCGTTCGTAAATGAAAATGTTACCTTTGCAAATCCCGGCAATAATCAAAACATGAGTATAAGTTATACTATGAGACCACCAAGAGTAGAGTGGGCTTATGTTGTTATTAACGAAAAAGCTTTATATAACGATAACATATCTATTGACTTTGAGTTACACTCTTCAGAAGAGACAGAGTTGGTTTATAAAATATTAAAGCTTGCTGGTATAAATTTAAAAGCGGCTGAAGTAGTTCAAGTTGCACAAACTTTAGAAGAACATCAAGTTCATCAAGAAAAACAATAAATAAATGGGATTATTAGATCAAACAGGACAAGAATATTATCAAGGTGGTGATTTTGGAGGTTATCAATTTATTTCCTTGACAGAGGTTATAAACCAATTTATGTTAGTGTATGTTGGTGAAGATAAAATTATACCGAAAGCAAAAAGAATAGACGTTGCATTCCATGCTCAAAGAGCTTTACAAGAATTATCGTTTGACACATTTAAGTCTACAAGGTCTCACGAAATAACTCTTCCACCATCTTTACAAATGATTTTACCGCAAGACTACGTTAACTACACCAAGGTTAGTTGGGTGGATTCCGCTGGTATAAAACACTTGTTGTACCCTGCTTCTAAAACATCAAACCCTACAAATCCGCTTCAAGATACTAGTGGTGATTTTGAATTAAATGCAATAGGAACGCTTGTAGATGCTTCAGAATCAATAGTGTTAGATGGCGAGTATGGAAACATACAAGTTGGTATGTTTGTTTCTGCACCAAATATTGATCTTTTTTCTACTGTAGTAGCTACGTCTAACGCTGGTGGTATCACAACAATAGAAATTAGCAACCCTGTTACTTACACAGGTACAGAAACACTGCTGTTTACCCCAGAAGATGATTCTTTAATTTTAGAAGAAGAATCTACTTTTATTTTAGAAAATGTGACTTGGGACGTGGGTGAGGATAAAATAACACAAGCGCCAAATACAGACGTGTCTAATATAACCGTCGGAATGCTAGTGTCTCATGAAGATTTTCCTATAGGAACAACCGTGATTGATGTTAACGGAGCTGTTATAACAACTTCAAATCCTGCGACAGCGGTATCAACATCAACAACAAACGAGGTGACATTCATTTCAACACCGAAAGATTCTGACACTTGGTCAAATTACAAATCAGCAAACCTTAATCAAGTTCATCATCACGATCACCTACACCCCCACCATAATCACGACCACAACAATATGTTTAACAGTAGGTATGGTTTAGATCCTCAACACGCTCAAGCTAATGGATCTTTTTACATAGATAACACTACTGGAAAAATTCACTTTAGTTCTAACTTGTCTGGAAAAACTGTGATCTTAGATTATATAAGTGACGGGTTGGCGCAGCAGATAATTCCTATTATACCGCGAAGAGATGAGACTGGCGCGATGGGAGAGATTGCTTATGATACTAACGGTTTCGAACCTTTGATTCATAAATTTGCAGAAGAAGCAATGTACAAGTGGATATCACACGCTATTTTGTCTGGTAAAGCTAACATTCCAGAACACCAAGTCAATAGATTTAAGAAAGAAAGATTCGCGGCCGTAAGAACTGCAAAGTTAAGGTTATCGAATATTAAATTAGAAGAATTAACTCAAATTTTAAGAGGTAAATCGAAACAAATAAAACACTAGTACATGGCAGAGATTAAGCACCAATTTACCGGTGGTAAGATGAATAAGGATCTCGATGAGAGACTTGTTCCAAACGGACAATATAGAGATGCGATGAATATGCAGGTATCGACTTCGGAATCATCTGAAGTTGGTACTGCTCAAAATGTGCTAGGTAATGAATTAAAGGGTATTTCTAATCCGAGTGGTGGTGAATACAATCTACCAAGTGAGGCTGTTACCATAGGGACTGTTGCTGATGAGAAGAATGATACTCTATACTACTTAGTGTGGACACAAGATATTGATTATATAATCTCGTACAACGGGGCTGTTCATACAATGGTTTTTGTCGATAAAACAAAAGAAGTTTTAAAGTTTGCAAATTGTACGATTATCACTGGTATAAACGTGATTGACGACTTATTATTTTGGACGGATAATATTAACGAACCAAGAAAAATAAACATACCGCGTTGTATTCAGGGGACGGGTTGGTCGGCTACAGCACCTAATCAAACCGAACTATATAACCCTGCAACAGGCGCTTTGACAGAAATCAAAGAAGAACACATAACCGTTATTAGAAAAGGGCCTCAACACTCTTTAGACATGGTGATGAGTACTAATAGAAGCCCAGACTTAATATACACTGGGGTTGTGCAAATATATAGTAATGATGACGCTGCGGATCCAGCTAATCAAGTGGGTAGTTCTTTTATTGGAGAATCATTTGATGAGGGTGTCTTTGATTTTTCATCTATATCAACCGACGCTAGTAGTAATGAGTTTTCTGTAGAGATACTAACAGGTTTAGACAACACTAGTACTGAAGTTGATTTATTAACTCCCCCTCCTACCGCGGGAACAGGTACGTTAGAACGTTTAACTGGATGGATACCTACGGGAGGTACTATTCAAAGTTTAGTTGGGCAAAAAGTTGTTTTGCAAGCGTATAAAGAGATTGGTGGGGTATTTGTAGTACCGTCGGTACCTTTAACTGACTTTGTTATTAAAGGGGAGATAACGGAAGTGTTGAATGACATACCCTCCACCGCTACGTCCCCGCAAACACCACAATCTAATTCGCAAGCAGGAAACTATGGTATTACTAGTAATTATGGTGTAAAAATTAAAGTTTCCACTGTAGATGGATTTCCAGAACAACCAGAGGATGGGATTCAGTTAAAATATGTTATAGATTTATATGAAGAAAGCGACAAGCTTTTTGAGTTTAAATTCCCAAGATTTTCTCACAGATATAAATATGAAGATGGGGAGTATTCTACATTTGCTCCCTTTACTCAAGTGGCGTTTTTACCTGGAGCTTTTGATTATCATCCTAGAAAAGGTTATAACCTGGGGATGACTAACAAATTACGAGACGTAACGTTATTTAATATTGTCACGATTGATACTCCTAAAGATGTTGTAGCTGTTGATGTATTGTTTAAAGATGATTCCTCTCCAAATGTTTATGTTGTAGACACTATAAAACCTAACGATTGGGCGCCACCTGGTGACTTTAATTTGTGGAATAAACTTTTACAATCGAGTCAAGCGCCTACCAGCGCAACACCTTTTGGCTTTATCATAGAGAGAGAAGCGATAAATAGTGTTGTGCCGTCTAACCAACTATTAAGACCATGGGACAACGTTCCTAGAAAAGCACTAGGACAAGACATAACGGGAAATAGAATTGTATATGCTAACTATGTCCAAAACTATGATCTATTATCCTTGAATGGAAAAAACTACGTTCCGAATCTAAATGTTACGCAGGAGTTCTTTGATAGTGATGACAACCTAGTCTTTAACTCAGGAACAAATATAGGGGCAAGCGCTTATAAATCAATAAAATCACTAAGAGAATATCAATTAGGCGTTGTGTTTCTAGATGAATTCGGAAGAGAAACGCCTGTTTTATCCAATACTTCTAGTACTGTAAGATATGAGAAAGACAAGGCTGATCAAGCCAATAGATTTGGAGTACAATTTGATTCCGATGATTTTCCCCATGCATTAACCCATTTTAAATTCTTTGTTAAAGAGACGAGCTCAGAGTATTACAACCTTGCCATGGACCGCTTTTACGGCGCTGGTGATGGAAATCTTTGGTTATCTTTTCCTTCTAGTGATAGAAATAAAGTAGATATTGACACGTTCCTAATTATGAAAAAAGGAACTGATTCAGACACATTGGTTAGGGACGCGGCGAGATATAAGATTTTAGCTATAGAAGGCGAGGCCCCTGATTTTATAAAAACAACAAAAAGAAAGTTAGTTTCACTTAAAAACGGTGGTACTGGTTTGTTTCATAACTCATCTGACATGCCTTTTAAGGGATCTACTGAGTTCAGCATTAAAACACAGCGACTATATGGAACTGCTGGACAAAACATAGACAATATCCCAGTTAATGAGAGCGAATTGTGGGTTGAATTTGAAAGAACTGGAACACCTCAAGTTTCCGATAGATACAAGATTGTTGGAGTAGCTAATTCTCATATCGACCCGGATGACTCAACAGCTAGCCACGAGTTTAATTTTAAGTTAGATAGACCGTTAGAAGAAGATGTTAATTTTATATCAAACGATCCAAGTGGATTAACCTCTAATGATATTGAAAACACTGCAATAGTAAACATATACAAATATACTGTAGAAAATTTGGATAGATTTGACGGAAGATTTTTTGTAAAGATTTATTTTGATGACGTCTTTAAGAGAAACATTGCCGTGGGTATGGGTGACGATGCTCTTAGAAGAGTAGCTTTTAAAAAAGTGTATTTATTGGATGAGGATCTTGTAAGAAAACATACAAGCGACTTACAAAGATTTGCTACAAGAGGGGTAGGTGGTAGCGCAAGCACTCGCGCTGGTAGTTGGGGTGGACCCAATTTTCTGAGTTCCAATTCCAACGTACCATACGGCTATTATAGTGTTGATGAATTTACGGCTAACGCCCTGTATTTTAGAAGATATAGAGAAAAAGAATATAAAAAGAATGATTACGGTGTAAATCAGACTTCCAGCACCGCTCACGGTAGTTTAAATAACGCTGGATACAGAGCTTTAGTACATTTGTCTCATGAGACTCTGGACGGTGGTTCTGGAACAAATATTGGTGATGGATCGTCTTGGATACCATATAAAGATGGTTACTGGAAAGACACAAAAGATTGGTGGAAGGAATTCGGTTATAACACAGACGCAGAATCGTCTACAAGAAGAAAGGAAAAAAAACTAGGAACAAGGCAATATGGAGTGACGTCGGGTTGGAAGGCGCATACGTGTGCTATTCATAGGCAATTAACGGGGTTTTGGGAGGATTGGGACCTTACAACTGATCATGAATTTGATTTTTATGTTTACTCTTACATAGAGCATCGTGAAGGATATGAATCTGATAGAGACTCCGCTAAAGATACTGACGTTTGGTTTATAGACAAAGGTCCTACTGATGGAGAATATTGGGCTACCGATGATTATGAAGAACTTAAGTTTAACAGAGATCCTTTACCGATACCTCCCGATGGAAATGGGTTAGTTGTAAGTACTGGACAAGAAACTTGGGATATGGATCTTGGTTTTGGTGGTGTCATCCCACCTAGCGGGAGTGGTACACAAGTGTGGAATGGAAAATCCAATGTAGTTGGTTTTTGGGATGTTGGAGATTGGAATGAATACAACGTCGCTCCTGCTAACCCTAATTATTCTGACGAAGGGGGTTTTATAAGTAGAATCAACTCAGGGTTTCAGTTTAGATGGGATGAAGACAATACTAATGATGGTGTGGGAACTCAATATATCGCGGCGGGTGAGGTAAACAACAAGAATTTTTTTAGGCATAGTGACGGGCGACATTTACCGCATTACATAAGTGACGGTTACACGGGCACAGGTCAATATACAAACCACGATCAGACTACTGATTACAATAATGAAGAGTTTTCATCTCAACTTAAATCAGGTTCAACGTCTTCTGATGATTTACACAGTATGGCTGAGGGGCTAAGTTTTAACATGTCTAAACGATGGCAGATAAAAGATATTGAGCCAGCAATAACATGGAACCCAACTCACCACGGCGTTATCCCTGGTGGGCTTACGATTGACAGTCCAATAGCTCTTAATGCAAGTGGAAATACTACTGGTGGCGCAACGGTGGAGGGACCAGACAAGCAAGACGACTTGGTTATATATGTTGACTCTATAAAGCAAACAATTAACAGCGTACAGAGAACCATACACGAGGGAATGGCTTTAACCGGTTGGATAAAAGGTGGCGCGGTAATTGATATTTCAGCAGGTGGGAGTATTGATGCTGAACTTTATGTTATAAGAGAAATTCAAACAATAACCGGTAGTAGTAATGATTATTTTAAACTAACACTTGGCGGTTACAGTCAGCCGTTTCTTGTAGCTGATCATACTTATTTACATACTACTAATCCACCTGACCTCAATACAGCTTATACCTTTAAGCAAGTTGGTATGAATGGTTATAGTCCAAACTCTGAATTCAATATAAACACAATAGCCAAACCAAATTCTGATAGTGTTTGGGGAGCCGTAGCGGCAGTTGGTTATACGCTTTCTTGGTATGATACTTTAGAGGAATCAGAGGAGATGTCTGAGAATCCAGCTATCTTCGAAACAGAACCTAAAGACATGACAGAGTTAGACATATATTACGAGGCTTCGGGATCCATGCCATCGGTAATAAATGATGATACTGTTGCGAGTGCACTTCCTATTGGTACTAGATTTGAATATATTGGTGAAAATTATACCGTAATGGGATATCATTACAGCCAATTACTTATACAAGGGAGTGGTGCACCTCCGTCTGGTGTTGTATTTCAGACAAACGGGACTAAGTTTTTTAGACCTGACGATTTGATCGTGCAGTTAAAAATCACATACTTCAGTGCCACTCCAAATCCTTTGGTTTGGGCGGTTACAATAGAAAATCAAGTAGTAAACCCAAGCAATACATTTATTCTACCTTGGCACAATTGCTACACTTTTAAAAACGGAGTAGAATCCAATAGAATTAGAGATAACTACAATCTACCATATATATCAAACGGCGTTAAAGCTTCAACGACTTTAGAGCAAGAGTATAGAGAGGAACATAGAAAATATGGTTTAATATACTCCGGTATATACAATTCTGTTTCTGGAATAAATAATTTAAATCAATTTATTCAGGCGGAAAAAATTACAAAGGACGTAAATCCTATATATGGTAGTATTCAAAAGCTACACTCTAGAAACTCTGATTTAGTTGCGCTTTGCGAAGATAAAATATTAAAAATATCAGCTAATAAGGATGCTGTTTATAATGCCGATGGTAATCCGCAATTAATAGCTACTGATAGAGTTCTTGGACAAACTATTCCTTTCTCAGGTGAGTATGGGATATCAACAAACCCAGAATCATTCTCATCAGAGGCTTATAGATCTTATTTTTCAGATAAAATTAGAGGAGCTGTGTTAAGATTATCTAAAGATGGGTTAACACCCATATCTGATTTTGGCATGAAGGATTGGTTTAGAGATAACCTTAGATTAACCCGTAGAATTATCGGTAGTTATGATGATAGAAACCAAGAGTACAACATTAAGTTACAAATGGATTCATGTCAAGATATTCCTTTTGTTGGAGATGAAATTAACTTTTGCGAAGGTGAGGGAACTGCGTAT